ATTAGAACACCCACAGATCTACGGTAACTGTGCCGCCAGCAGTGAGGTAAAGGAATTTATCCGGATTGTCATTTGAGGACTGAACGTCATAGACGTGCTGAGCCGCGTTTTTGCCAACAACAATCCAACCCTTAATCCTTCGACCAAGACCATGAGAGATAATTGATGTTGTTCCAGATGCCAGTACCTGGTCAGCAATAAGAAGACCGTCAATGATTGAGGAATCCGTGACAGGCATAAGCGTGTCTTGGAGTCTTGACTGGACCCGGTTCAGGTCAGGGTCAGGTACTTGGATTCGCTCGAATCTTCGAAGAGTCATTAGAGTGTCCAGCGGTAGTATGGCATGACGCCGGTACTTTCATCCGTAATTCCTACAGGCTCAGAGGCATCTCTGTCGCGAGATGCATCCTCTATTCGAAGAGTGATTCTATCAAGATCTTGCTGAAGAGGAGTAATGCTTGTCTCCTCCTTTTGTCGCATCTTAATAGCAGCTACCAGAATCGCGTATTCTTCCCAGTTGAGCATAACCATATCATCCACGGTTGAAGTGTCACTATCCAGCTCCGCAAACTTCGGGACATACCAAACCTTGATCGTGTCCGTTGAAGTTGGCTTTGGAGTGAAAACGATAGAGGATGCTCTTAGGCTATACTCATAATCGGCATAACCATTACTGTTGTGAATTGCTACATCAGCCTGATACCTGTTTCTGTCTTGGAATGAGAATCGCCTAACACGGACGACATCATTCCCATGAAGCGCATCGACGCCAAGCAACTTGTAGAAGTTGTTTAGCCCGATATCCGCAAATCGATAGGTGTCCTGGTCAGCCACCAGAGAGAAGGACACTTGGTTGACGTACTGATCCTCATACTTGAGAACCAGCAAGTCATGGAGCTCACCCAAACCAACGTTAATATAATCGTTGATCTCAGCGTCGGTGAAGAAGTTATTCCCCACCGCGTCCACACGTTGCCTGGCCCGTGCCCTTAACTCTGATAGCGTCGACATCAGTACTCGCCTTTGTCCTCAAGCTCTAGACAGATGTGAATAGCATCCTTGAGATTTTCAGCGAACCCCGATGAGTCACCATTTTCAAGAGCCCGCATCGCAGACTCTGCCGCGCTCTTAAACGCATCATGTCCCGCATCGCCAGAATCAGACCCTTCACCAAGGTCATCATCCCCGCCCTTGCCTTTAGGCGCACCGAGAAGAACTGCAATTTCAGAACTCTTCATAGTTACTCCAGGTAGATCGGGGGCCGGAGCCCCCTCTCCAGATCAATTACGCATCACCCCGAGTGAGGATGAGAATAAAGTAAAAAGGAACAGCTTGAGCAGTTGTCCCATCAGCATCATAGGTTTGAAATGCCACAGTTGCGCCTGCGGCATCTGCCGGAAAAGCACTGACTGCGTCAACAACCCCAATCACATCGCCACTTGTATGGAGCGGTGTAATCTGAGCAGAAACAAGTCCATTGTACTCACGGTCAAGCGTAAGCGTGTAAAGACTGGTTGCAGACAGGGCAACTGAAAATCCTTTACCAGCAGTAACGGATGCATCAGCAGCAATGGTACCAGCGATAATCTCAATGTTATCGCCCTCAGAACTCATATTTGGAAAACCCATAATATCCTCCTTACGCCAACGCGATAGTTGCGTTGAAGCCAGGTGCAGTGCAAAGCAGGTTACCGTAGTATCCCCAGCGGTACTCTACGCCATCCTCGTTAGCTTGTCGGATTCCCTTCAAGCCATCGAAGTCGAGGAGACGAGGAGCTGGCCCAAGAGTCTTGAGCTTCCACGTATCCAACTGGAGCATGTAGCACCGGTTCTCTGGGCAGTTATGATCTGCATAAATATCCAGCATCCCCGTTGGCGCAGCAAGCGACAATGAAGAGAAGCCAAAAGTTGCAACAGAATCCTTTGAGTCATAACGACGACGGTTCGGAGAAGCACCAGAACTGGCAGCCACCGTACCCTCAAGACTCTTAGCAAGCTCTGCCCAATCAAGTGGGTTCATGAATACTGCATCAGGACGACCACCTTCGCGGGCAACCTGAACAGCACCATCAATCAGAGACTCACGGATAGTTGCAAATGATCCAGCCAGACGCTGACCGCCGAGGCGGGTTGCATCAACTGAACGGTCAACACTAAAGAATGCTGTTGAAGTAGGAGCAGAGGCTGGAAGCCATGCAGAAAGACCTGACATCTTGGCTGCTGTTCCGCCGTTCTGGGCATCGCCCTCACAGTAGAGGACCAAATCATCAGTGATTGTTCCCCATACTGTCTGCATTGCTGTTGCGATGGTAAACGTTCCAGCAGAACGATTAACCGTAACGACTTCAACAGCGGCACCATTGTTAACCAATGCACTGCCGTCAGCCCCCCCTGACGTACTAGCGACAATACGCATTCCAACTTCAAAGTTCACAATGTCAGATGCCGCCTGAAGGGTAACGGTTGTTCCCGTTGCAGCGGTATCTTCATCAAGAACACCGATTGAGCCAGTGCCCCCTCGGTAGATATCTCGGCCCATCGCACGCGCAAGCGCATGAAGGGCTGAGTCAGTCTTGGATTTAGCAACGTCAAGCAGAGAACCCTCGCTACCGTCGGCAGCAAGAAGCGTCTCGTTATCAACGCTGACTACCGCATAGTCTTTGACCCGAGTAACTACGAAGTCACTAAGCTTGGTACCGTTGCGGTTGTTTTGGGCAGTTTGAAAATTCGCACTGCGACCGTTAGTGAGACCATACTCAACCGCATAAGTTGCGTTACGCCCAGGAAAGCTAGTTTCCTTGGGAATCATCGCAAGCAATGGGTTGTGCTGGTAGACCATGTTCTCGACCTTCTTGTACGGGTACATGTGCTTCATGGCCGCATCGAAGTTCGTTAAGTTAAAAGAAGCCATAGCTTCCTCCTAATCACGTAAAGAGTTTGCCTTTGTACATCTCCCGAATTTCTTCGTACGAGAGATCTTCTGCATTTTTTCGCGTGGGCTGTTGTTGCCACGCTGAGGACATTGTTGCGCTTCGTCCCCGATTTCCTGCTGTTGCTCCAGGGTTGTACTGTCTAAACTTCTCGGCTGCTGCCTCTGAAGAATAGAACTCCTCTTCACGCTTACGGAGGCCGTCTTCAATCTTACTGAAAGCTTCTTCTATAGTGATATTCTCACCAGTTTTTCGATAATATGCAACCATTCCCTGAACAACGTCTTGGGCTGAGCATGCGTCTTTGACCAAAGCATACTGCTCAGTACCTGTTGCAAAGTCCTCAACTTCCGAAATTAAAGTACCAAATGCCTGCTTAGAGCGGCTTTCTTCTACTTGCTGACGCGCTGCGGCATCTCTCTTGGCAATCTCGGCCTTTAATTCGTCGAGCTCTTTCTGGGTCTTACCCACCTGTTGCTCGACCGGAACTTGGTCGCCATAAATTTGCCGCTGGGTCCACTTCTGATAATATTCCGCCGGGTCAATTCCCTGGGAACGAAGGAACTCTTCAGGGCTTTCTTCTAGTTTTTGACGTGCGTTACGAAGTTGTCCAAGCTGCTGCTCCCTCTGGGCGAGCTGCTGCTCTTTCTGCTTCATCTCAATCTCTTTAGACCTTACCTGCTTTTCTCGGCGAAGGTTCGCAAGAAACTCTTTGCTCTTTGGTGGCGGCCCAGGATCCCGTTGCTCAGATGGCGCTTCGTCCTGAATTGGCGAGGCTTCTTCTGAGAAGATGTTAAACGACTCTGGCTCGGAGGGCTGCGCCTCGCTTGGCGTTATGGGTGCTTCTGGTTCTGATGGGGCTGATTCTTCAGTCATTTAGCTGCTCCTAAATAGGTAGATTTCCTATGCCTGGAGGTAACCCAGGCGGGGGACCACCAGCCCCAGGAGGACCTGCCGGGGGAAGCGGAAGACCACCGCCCGGAGCTGGAGGCATTGCAAGACCAGGAGGTAATCCCGGAGGAGGTCCGGGTGGCATTCCTGGCGGCATACCCATACCAGGTTGCGCGCCTGGCATAGGCGGAGCCCCCATCGGAGGAGGCTTTGTTGCACCAAGCAGGCTATCGGCCTGAGAGATCCAACGACGCAATAACTCTCGACGCTCCTCTGGAACGTCTTCAAGAATCGCAAGGTTATAGGCTGCTTGAACTCGCTTAATGCCAAGCTCAAGATTCATGTATGGTTCGGGCCCAATGTATTCACCCTCTTCCACCATCTTCTCAACAGCCATATCGATTACGTCTATATGAGCGTTCTTAATCCTATTGGCCCGCTCAATGTCCGGGAAGTCGAGCAACTGATGCGCCTCTTCCTTGGTGAACATTCCGTTAAGCATCATCTCATTAACCGAGGCCAGTTTCGCCGCAGGCGTCTGAGGCAATGAGCCGATAGGTTTAATCTGAATCACATACTCATCATCATCGAGATCGATGTCCGACCACTTAACAATCTCTAGGCCAGTCTTCTTATCGAAGCTCTTGGATGAGAAGCTGCCATCTCCGGACGAAACATCTCTAACGAGCTCTATGATTTGCTCGGAAACATCAAGGAAGAGCTGCTCATAGGCTTGGCCGACAACCATGAATCGCTCTGACTCAATGTCTGAGAACTCCCGCAAAGCTCGACCCGACTCTAGGCCAACGGGCTTTTTGCTCTGAGCCGCAAGCTGGGAGATACCCGTCATCTCGTAGGCTCTCTCAACCAGTCGGTCCAGGTGGGAGAACATCTCACCCGATACAGCGCGCGGAACAAAGAACTGTGGTGGCGTTCCACGGTACTTCATCACTCCCCACACTCGATTATTCAGGTGGGCCTGGACAATCTTAGAAGAGTCTTCGATGAATACCTTCGGTGTAGCTAGGTGCATTTGCTCTTGTATTCTGGCCAGGAGCTTGTTGATTTCAACCTGGATTCCTTTCACCTCTTTGCTCAGACCGTTACCCCAGAAAGACATTGGGTTTTCGGTCCATCGCATAAAGGCAAATGGGAAGTATCCCTTTTCCCAGGGCTCATCGAGAAGGGTGATTGAATCAATACAGATGATGTGTCGCCCGTCAGTAGCGTCTGGCCCAGAGGGCAGATGCCATGCCTCATGACATTGAATCATGTCACTCTTACGAGCGTCCTTGTCGCTATACTGGTCGTCCTCAGCGTCGGCTGCCTCAACAATTGCCTCTCTGTGCTCGGGAAACATCTCAGCCAAAACATGCCTAGACAGTCGCTTTGTCTGGAATAACTGGCGAGGGCTGTTTCCGTTCTCGACCTCAAGCGGGTCAAGAGTCAGCTCGTGCGGTGGAGTTCTTTCGGCTCTAATCTTCCCATGCTGCTCGAAGATCTTAACAGCTCCAGTCCCGTAAATGCAGGAATCAAGGAAGGCTCGCTGAGCTACCTGGTAGATTCGCATGTCATAGAACTGACCCTGGATAAACTTGTTGAAGAGCTGAGCTTTTCGCTTCTGGGAGAATGTTCCCCCATCCGTCAAGAAGCTAACCGAAGGACGATGTTTGGCGATCTTGGCTGTAGCCGCCTGACAGATGGAGTGAACAATATTGAATGTTAGTCTTGGCTGACGCATCAAAGCGTAATTGGAAGACCCTTGAAGATACCGAGCATGCGGAGGAGCCCCGTTATAGAGACCACCGAATACTGCATTATCAGCGTAATATGAATCCTGCTCATCCCTGAGAACAGTGACAAACTTGCTGATTTGCCGATGAACACTTTCCTCATCAGCAAGCCACCAGAAGGTATCATTAAATACGCCGTAACTCATTCGCTAGCACTCCAGTAAAGGTAATCCGTCTCCGTATTACCCAGATCATCCACGGGTTCATACTCAGGTTTCTTTTTCAGCTCTTGCTGTGGCTTCTGTGCTTCTTCGTCGTACCGCTCAAACGAAAACTCTTCTGGAATGGCTTGAGCCATCTGCGGAGCCAGTCCCACTAATTCGATCTCAACCTCTGAGTCCTTATAGCGAGATACCCCATGTTCATTGAGTAGCTTGAGAATACTCTTTAGCTTCTTGGTGCTAGGTGCAGATTCGTTCCTGCGCGCTTCACTCATTGCTTCCTCCTAGTTGGCCCAGAGATCAATATCTTGATACCCCTCACCCCATAGTTCTTTATCGTACTGATTTGTATCCTGTTCCTCAAGTAATCTCTGCTCGATCTTATCCTCAAGCTGCTTGAAGTATTCTTCACTCCCGAAATCAGGGGGCTTTTCCGCTTCTTCAAAGAAGAAATGCTTGCTCTCCATCCAGGCATAGAGGGCAGCATCTGAGAGGTGGTTGTCATATCTGCGGTCTTCGGCAGTCTTTGCCTTGTTGTACTGGAGCTTATCCCACTCCTTAAGAAGCTCCATCTCGGGCTTAACCTTGATGAATGCAGATGCCAAGTCCGAGTTCATGAGTTTAATCATGCCCACTTTGTCCCCGGTCTTTTTAGCAGCTCTAAGAGGTAGACCAGAGCGCTGCTTGAATGATTCCAAGAGCATCTTCGAGCTACCGCCACCAGTATCCATAACGATTGAAGTGAAGTTGTAGTCGCTCATAAAGCGCTTGATCTTATCCTCAACCTCCGAGATCAGCATCTGAGTCTCTTTGTATTCATCCACAATGTAGAGGTAAGGTGATTCAGGGCACCATCCCACAACCACGAAGGCGGTAGCATCATGATATCCGAGGTCGATACCCATGACGTATTCCCACTCATCACTGTGGGGGGTTTCATGAAGCAGGTTGTGCTCACCATAGGAATAGACGATGTCTTGATCGTCGCGGACCCAGAGGCCAAGGTATTCTCGTTTGAAGGATGGGTCGCCTGGTCGGAGGATCCCATTCTTAATGTCCTCCTCGATAGCTCGGACTGCATGTCTCATGTACGGGTTATTTTTCACTGTCCACCTGTGAACTGAGAAGTTGTACTTCCCCTTTTCGGTGATATCGTAAAAGAATCCAGTACATGCGCTGTTCGGTGTAGAGATCATGACCAGTGAGCCGTCTTTATCCAAGAGGGCTGGAGTCAGTACTTCGTTGACGAGCTCCTGCAAATTAATATTGAAGAAAGCGGCCTCATCGAGGACAGCCAGAGAAAAGGCTGCACCACGGAGCTTATCCACGTCGGATGCATCGTTGGCACCCGTGAATATGATCTGAGACTCATTTGTGAAGGTCGCAATAAGGTCAGCGTTGTTAAATCTAATCCCTAGGCGGTACTTCTGGTTCAACTCTTTGAGGGATGTCCAAAGGATACGTTTGGCCGCTTCCCTTGTTCTAGCGATGTAGACACAGAGGGTTCTCTCATTATCAAGGCACTCTTTGACGAGGTAGCGCCCTGCGGCAAAGCTCTTTCCACTTCGCCGGCTGCATATTGCCGCTTTTCTCCTACTGGGGTCTCTGACGAAGTCGACCTGCTCTGAGAAGAGTGCTTTCTCAATGTTGAGCACATGGCTACGTTTCCTTTGTCTTTTCTGGGCATCATTTGGCCCAACAGACTCTTGCCCAAGACGGATGGCCAAAGCTTCAAGGACTTCCCGACTCGTTAGGGTCATGGCGGGCAGGGAATCCTTTTTCTTACTGGAGGACACGGTTTTCTCCATCGAGTATCTTCCAGATCACAGTAGGAAGAAGGTTACCCACAAAACGAGCATTCCATCTCTCCTTAGCCCCTAGCTTCTGCATATGCCATGACCAGAAGGTGCAGAATATAGGACTGGTCGTGTCCGGATATACTTTTCTTAGAAGATCTCGAGCTACACCATTCTTCCGGAAGTTCTTCTTCACAAAGATGAAATGAAGCAAAGGGGTCTCATCAAGAGTGCCATGAGCCATCCATCCAATGATGTGGTCCTGGTCGTCATCCGGACACCAGATCTGAATAGCCTCTCGACGCACTAAGTCATCAATGAGGCAGCGGGTCATACCCGTCACTGCTTTAGTCGGGCATTTTACGGAGTGGAGCCATGAGTGGTAAATGAAATCATGGTCCAGTGGCTTTATCTTTCGAATCATTCTTTGGTTTTTCCCTGAGCACTTTTCTCGCTATCTTCATCAAATCCTCATTAGTCATTGAACTAATAGCGTCAGATTTGAGCTGTGCTTCTATTTCTAAGAGCTTCTTCATTCCGGAATAGCAGGAATCAAGCTTCTGCATCTCTCGATGGTCGAGCTCGCCTCCCTCGTCTATCTTCTGTTTTAGGCCAGAGATCTGACTCTCTGTGATTGAAAACAAGTCATCCCATAACTTGTGCTTGTCCTTCGACTGGACAACATTAACTTTCTTGCCCTGCACTGAATACGATCCAGCACTTCGCTTCTTACGGGTCTTACTCTCTGCTGCTACTGTCATAAGAAAATGG